CAATGAAATTAAAATAATAGGATCATCATTTATGGAGGATATTACAAAAGGAGCTTATGGTGAAGACGTGGATCACGAAGAAGTGATGAGAGAATACGAGGACTATTTAAAATCTAAGGAATAATGGAAAAATTAAAAGAAAATATAAAATATCAATTAGAAGAATTTGAACTAGGGGGTATTGATGTGTGGGAATTAATTAAAAGAATAGAAACAATAGTAAATAAATAAAATTATGGATAAAGAAGAATTAATAGAAATATGGATAAAAGCAGAAAAAGAATTAAGAAATGGAAATGATGATAAGTGCATAGAACTTAAAAACTATTTTAGCGAACAATATGCAAAGTTAAATAATAATGAACAAGAATACGTTACAGACTATTTATATAGTTGTGGGGCATAAAAATAAATAAAAAATAAAATTATGGATATAGAAAAATTTATAGAGAAACACATATTACCATACGAAGATGATAATTTAGAATTAGAATATCGTAGGGGTAATATAGATTATGATATGGATTACTTAATAGAAAAAGCAACAGAATTAGGAATTAAATTAAATAAATAAAAGTTATGGCAGTAAACTATATAGAAACAGCAGAACTACATACATTTAGCTGTGATGGGCAAATAACATATATAGGGGGCATAGATGCTAGTGGTAATGAAATAGTAATAGAAGTTTGTACTTATCAATTATTGCAAACATTAGACATACCTTATATGAAAAAAAAGTTAAACGATTATATTAATAAAATTAATACAGAAAAAAAATGACACAAAAAGAAACATTATTAAAGTATCTCAAAGAGAATGAAAGTATTACTTCTTTTGAGTGCGTTGTAGAGCT